GGACCAAGATTATGTCTGTTGACTACTTCTTTGGGATAACGTGGTCGCATTATTAAACCATCTGTATGTCCGTGTAGTTGTACACCATTTAATTTATGTCCGTGTGTATTATAAAGAGCTTCCTTCTCTAACTCTCTACCATTCCATAATGTGTCTGGTGTATGGTCACGAAACCAATCAAGATTAAAATTTTCTGTTGCAATACCAAGCTGTACTGGTAGTACATCAGATAAATCTTCTCGTTCTTTTGCTCCAGTTTTCTCTAGGAACAACTCATACCAGTTGCCATTAAGTAGTCTGTTAACGTCAGACCCACCGATACTATATTTATTTTTATTCACGATAATCTCCTCAGATTGTTTACTAAGTTATACTAAATTATGTATTACATTACAAGTTATTTAGTTTATTTTCTATAGTTTTTAGTAGGCTTTGCCTTACTTCTAACTTAAAGACTACTAACTCCCATAGTTCTGCATAAGTTGCCCAGAACTTTTGCTGTTTAGCATTAGTCTTGACAGCATACACAAGCAAATCTGCTGGTATATCACCAAGTAAGAGAGCCATTTGTTTGGCTTTCTTTTCGACAGATATGTTTTCGCCAACACGAGCTTGGACAGAATACAAAACTCGTAATTGTTTTTGTGCATCTTCAAATGATAAAGGTTGTAAAGATTTTTTTGCTAAGTCTAATGCTTGCAGTAACTTCTCCCTACTATTTGATTTGATTACATAACCTCTGTGTATTGGGTCGAACCCATACTCAGTACTGCGTGGTTGCCAATCCCTTTCAAGATGGTCCAGTACACCCTCTAACTTACCTTCTAATTCTTGTAGCGTTTCGCTCGGCTGTTTGGTTGCCAGCTTCAACGCCCAAGAATAATTCTTTAACATTACATTACTCATTATTATCTCCTCAAAAAAAGCTTGATTGAACATTTACTTAAAGTATATTGAGGTTACATTCCTCCTCAGAATGTAACTATAATTAATATTTAAGAGGGTAGTTATCTCCATTTCTACCCTCTTTTTATTTTTTTAAACTTGGGACGTTGATGAGCTGGCTTATCTTTTAAAGCTTTGATAGCACATTTATCACAGTAATATCTGTAAGTATTTTGTACTGTAGCTGGTGCTTTAAGACAAACCATACAAATCATATTGATTCTATTCCAAGAAGTTTCTTAATTTTTTCGTTCTTTATATTGAAACATAAGTACGCTTCACTATTCTTTTCTTTTAATAGCATCATATCAACACCAGATTTCTTACCAAGATATGATGATATCAAAGCAAAACCTTTTTCTCTGTACTTTGATTCGCATATTAACTTAATTGTTTTATGATTTGCTTTAGCTTCTTCTGTATTGTCTGGCACCCATAACTCTATGTCATTGGGAAAATCTTTTAAGATACCACTTAATGGTTGTCTTCTTGCAGACCAACGCCATTCTTTGAATAAAGAAACCCACCAATTTTCGTGGTAGGTTCCTTTTCTTTTTTCCTTACTTGACATTGTTGACAACCTCCATATTGATTATGTCGACTAGTAAATCTAATTTAACTTGAAACTCAATGTTTGATGGAGTTTTATTTTTAGCTTCACCTTTGTTAGTGATAGCATCACAACCCCATAGACTTCCAATATCTCGTATCAAGTTGTATTTTACCTTATCAACTATTTCAGTTGGTGTATGTTTTCTATACATTATTTACCTCGCTTTACTTTCCATACTCGTTTTGAATTTTCTTTATAGCTTCTTGTGATGGCTGTAAAAGATTCTATTTTTTTAATAGCTCTTGCTAATCTTTGAGCTTGATTAGTTAATAGTATTACGCTTTCACCTTCTTTCATTTCTCTGGCTAAGTCTATCCAACGAAATAAATTAACGTGCGAATCGCTCACAGGTACTTCCTGTTCTATTGATATATTCGCCCAACCATTTAAAGAAACACGTCTTGTTTTATATGCAGTAGTATCATCACCCATTGTCTGCTCTCCAGTTTGGATTTTGCATATACTCTATTATCAAATCTCTGGCTGTCCAGCAATCAAGTTCAAAGTCATCTTCAAGAAAAGGTCTTACTTGTAGTACATTGTACTCACCTTTGTCTCTGAACTTTCTAATGTAGTCAAAGATTTGTTTCTTTTCTTTATCACCTAATTTATCCATTCGGCTCTCCTATAATTTATATTTGATGTGTGATGTTGATAGTCTTCATACAATATGTTTGCTGAATACACAGCAGTCTCTTGTACTGGTACATTTTGCATTAGATAATCAACGGCCTTTTGTGCATCTGAACTTGCACTCCATAATACACTTGGCTTTTCTTTTAGTATCTTTATCCAAGATTTAAGATAGCTTAGTGTATCTGATTGACGTTCACTATATATACCAAACTTTGCACATAAGAATGAAGCACCCAGCTCTGCAACTAATTCTTCTCTGGCATACACATCTTCATTACGAATCTTTTGTGTGATACCATCTCTGTCTAGCCTGTGCTTTGCTCCTGTTGCGTGTATATATTCATGGAACATTGTACTGTAGTAACCATTGGTTGACTTGAACCATTTGGTTTCTGGTAAATGAACAGCATCTTCACTGATTCTATAGTATGCTCTGCGTGTATCGCTGTGTTTAGTTTTGATATCACAGCTCTTTAAGAAAACATCTATGTCTTGGTTAGCTGTAAACTGAAGCTCAACCTCTGGCTTGTCGATATATTTCTCTGGCAAGTTTTCCACTTGGTCTTTGTTCCATACTGGATAGGCTGAGAAACCACCAGCATATTTATCTCCAGTTTCTTCATCAGTTTTTATGTATGGACGGATAGCAAACTGTAGCCCAGCTTTGCTACCTTTCTTTAGTTTACCACCTACACTATTCCATTGTTTGATTGTCGCCCAATCATTACTGGAATAGTTATACATCTGTGATGCAAACCACAACCACATTGCATTGCCACCACTAAACTCTATGTTACTTACAACATTTCTTGGTGGCGTAACTGCTCCGTGCCAGGGGGCTTCCCACCCACTGGCACTCGCAACACCTGATTCTAGGTTCTTGATTATCTCTTCGACAATCTGTTGCTGTTTACTTGGCATATTTTTTCCCCCATTTTTTATTTGATTTGACCAATGCATTACGTATTGTTTCAGTAAAGTCTGCGATAGGAACTAGCTCATAGTCTTTGCTGATATCTTGAACTGTAAATATTGGAAGTTTTCTATCATCATTTTTACTTGTATGAAGAAAAGTAGAGATAGTTAACTCGTGGTCGTAACTACTATTTGGTTCTCTGCATTTAAACCTTATACTAACTACGTCGTCTGTTGGACTAACAACTATTGATATTGATGTTGGATTGAATACGTTTACACACGTTTCGATTCTCTGCATTTGTACCTCCTCGTACTGCAATTATAATTAATTTAAATGGGGGATAATACCCTACCTTATCCCCCAACTACTAGATGTAATATTCATTAGCGACTTAAATCACCCAATTTTTGACCTTTCCTAGTTGTTAATGTTTATATGTGAGGTGGGTCGTCATCATAGACTTCCCCAAAGTCTTCCCACTCTTGTTCCCAAGAGGGCTGACCATCTCCTTCGACTGAAGGGTCGCAGTCAAAACAGACATCAGGATTTTGAGAAGACATTTCGTCTGGCTTAAACCAAGCTTTACATTCTGTGCATTGGTAACCAGTATTTGATTTATAAGTAGGACTCATTCTTTGACCTCCCTATTTCTAAACTTATTAAGAACAGACACAGCTAAGTCACGGTCTGTAAAGATTATAAACTTCTCACCACCCAGTTCGTACATAGAATCTGCATTGTGATATTGAATATACTTACTAACTGGCACGTGTTCTAAGTGTGGGTCATTAGGGTCATCTGTAAATAACAGATAGAACTTATCTGTTTCGATATTTATATTATACATTCCAACCTCCTCAGGTTTAGTTTAAGTTAATGGTACACCGAAAAAAGCGTACAAGTAAATAAATATTATATAGAGTATAGCACATAGTAATATTAACTTTACTGCTTCTATAATATACTCTTTTATCTCATCTATTATTCTATCTATCTTCATAACTTACCTCCATTGTAATACAGATAGCTTACTAAATTAGGAAAGACTTGTCAATGCCAGCTCGAATGAGCTGTGCATTTAGCATTGACTAGGGTTTTCAATTTGGTATTGCGATTTACCATCTTAATAATAAATAAATTTTTCGACTCTTTCATCTGGAACTCCCTACCTCCCCATAGATTACCACGTCATCAATCATATCATCTGTTAACTGTGTCATTCGTACAGCTCTCGTAAGGACGCTTCATCAACGGCATAACTACCACGCTCAGCGTGGCAATTCGTCGTGTCGCAAGTTAGACACGAAAAAGGGGAGCCGAAGCTCCCCTTGCAATTCGCTTACTTCTTAGCGAATCGCTGACTAGCTACGCTAGTCGTATCCTTGCCGTCATCAAGCTCTGGACGTCTTCTTTCGTCACACCATTTCTGGTAGCCAGCTTTCGTCCAGCCTTCATCTTTGATGACTTGTAACCAAACTCGTTGCTCAATCTCGTTGGTTATCTCACTCAACTCACACATACCTCGCATACTATCGTGTACATCAAGCACATATTCTTTGGGGTTAAGACCTTCTTCAAGGTCTTGGCATATTGCCTTACCCCAATCATTGAACTTCTTGATTACAGTATCAAGTCCATTGTCAGCTTGTGAGCATCTATAACCTAGCTTATATCTCAAGCTGACGTTATCCTTAAGCCTATCTTCGTCGTTCGGCTTGTAACAGGATTGAGGTATCAATCCTACAAGCTCTTCGACAACGACGTCGATAGCTTTCTCAGTCTGTGCTGAGAAAGGTGTCTTAAGGTCAGCCCATTTGTATTGGTACTTTTTGTTAAGTTCTGCTACTGTTGTAATTTTTGATTTAGTCATTTGATTCTCCATTTAATTGAATCGTTATATAACAACATTATTGTCATTATACTGCTATCACCCCCACAGCGAATGAACTGTCAAGAACAAGTGGGTCGTACGCCTTGCACAAAAGAGACTTGTCCGAGTGTCGCAATTCAGACACACGGACCAAGCTTAGATGTGCAAGACCCCTTGTCGGAAAGAATCTAACTATCCGACTCTTTGTCAGAGCAAAGGTTGCGTGCTATTCAATCTCGCACGAATTAGTCCGAGAGCAGACACCAGAGGTGTCGCTAGCTCGAGCTAATTCTGTCGGTGATTGGAACTAAAGGTCGTGCATACAAAAC